ACTGATATCTCATAAGAGTTTGAGTCAAAGTTAGGTCTTACATCTACGGCAGTTAATCTAGCACGTGGTTCAAAGTTTTCTATTACTTCTTTAATTAATCTTGATAATGAGTTTGCTGTTATTGGGTCAATAGGTTCAAATAATAAACCTGCGACACCTGACCCTATCTCAGGATGAAAAGGTCTCTCATAGTGATTTGTAAGAATAAGATTTCTTACAGATTGTTTTACAGCATCTACATCATTCTTAGTAATGACATCTTTAGTGGCACTATTTCTTTCAAAAGATAATGCGATATCTCTGTATATTCGTGAAGACCTAGAACTTGCGTTTGTTCTAGAAGCGTCTGTATATCCTGATTGAAGTATTGCCATGTAAACTATTTATATAGTTATCCGGCATTTACATTACTACTTCCTGAAATAGTGTGACCACAAGAAGCAGCGTCACCTGATCTAGACACGCCTATACCATTTGCAAATACAGTAGTTGAACCACCCACCATAGGTGGCGTAGGACTATGAGGTGATACCCCATGAGAGGCAACTTTATCACCTATACGCACTACGCCTGATCCATTTGCATTAACATCACCACTACCTTCAATGGCAACACCACCTGCAACGTCAACACCGTTTCGTGCTACACCTGACATTAACCCTGTCCTATACTTCTTTTGTGTTGTCTTCTCTTATGTTTATTCTTAGGTCTTGATCTAGAACTATCACCTATAGATGTTCTTTTCTTAGGACCTCTAGAATATGCAACTACTTTTATTCCACGTTGTGCCATTATACTTCGTGTTCACAGTTTGCACAACCGCACGAACCACATGAACCGCCATTACTACAATGACAACCATGTCCACAATTCTTACATGTACCCATGCTACTTTCCTTTTTTCTTTGTAGTCTTCTTTTTCTTCTTGACTACTTTCTTTTTCTTTGTTTGTTTTGGTGGTAATATGTTCTCACTCTTACCCCAATTCTTCCATAGATTACTAAAAAATCCCATAAAATCTCCTTTTTCACATGCGACAGACTGTCGCACTATAGTTAAATCATTGATATATAACACTTTTAATTAGCATTATTCCCTTGACTTTTAACTATTTATAGTGTATGTTAGTAGTATATTTAAATGAAAGGATACATTATGAACAATGATTATACAAATGCTATTGCTGAATTACACAATGCTTGCGATAGTCTTATTGCTGAGACTAATAAAAAGATGACGAAAATGATTAATGATTTCAATGAGAAATATGAAGATCAAGAAGACGCACCTTATTGTGATACTGTTGACCTTGATAGTAAGTTTGATGTGCTTGCTGATTACGTTGAAGACTATACTAATCAATAATTTGAAAGGACTATATTATGATTAAAACTAAATTTAAAAAAGACTTCGTTACCTTGAATGATGTTCTATCATTTATCAAATCTGATGAATGGGGACCGAACTATGAGAAGGTCATAGTTGCGGCACTTAAAGACCGTAGGAAGTCTGAGGCGTCAAAAATTAAATCTACTATTACAGTTGGTTCTACTGTTCTAGTTAACGGTCGTTACGAGGCGTGGTTAGGCACGGTTGAGAAAGTTATGAAAACTCGTTGTGCTGTTAAGAATATGAATAACGGTATGAGATATGCCGTACCTATGAATTTAATTAATTTAAGAAAGGCGGCGTAATGATAATTCAAGTTGGTCAAGTTGTCGAAGTACAACGTGGTATGTCTGGAATTTTTAGAGACGCTAAGATTGATAACATACAGGTATCTATGACGGATGAGTATGAGGTATCAGTTATGAAAGTTGATATCACAAAACATCCTGTAGGTACAATCACTTATGAGGATGTTACATTTGATAATGCCGAAGGCAATATGCATTGGGCAAGATTTAATCAAATACAACAACCCAAAGAAAATTATCATCCTTGAGAAAAAGTCTTCTTGAAAAAATTTTAGTTTGTAAAGGCAAAGCAGATAAACTTGCTATGCGTGATCCTCGTAATGTAAAAGAATTGAAAGATCGTATCGTGTGGGAGAGATTAAAAAAAATTCTCACCCACAGATACAATCGTTATACTGATTAACCTCTCACTTCTTCCGTTGCGATAGGTGTTTCAATTTCTATATCACCATCCTCTGATGGCATTTCAATTGTGATTTTTGGTACAGGCACCTCGTCAATGACTTCTAGTGTCTGTTCACCGTAATAATGTCCTAACCAAAAAGCACCAATAACAATTAAAACATATAGTAATCGTTTCAAGCGATTTTTAGTTATGTCTCTCATGGTTTATGCCTTCCATCTTTTCCAAAGATTAGCACCTACCCAAGCGATTAAACCCCACTTGACTAATGCTAATGGTGCAAGTATGCCTGTGAACAAGCATATGATTAACAGAATTAAACCGTAATCTTTCCATGCGTCTATATTATTAATCCATTTATCCATTGAATTTCTCCTTTGTTAGTTTATTTAGAATGTGAACTTGGTCCCTACTGAATAGTGTTGTAGGTCTGTTCCGGTATCCAAATCGTCCTGTTGCATTTCTGCATAGACGGTTAGGTTATCCGTCATACTGTGGCTTAAACCATAAGTCAAGTATGTACCAGTTCCTTCTTTATCTCCGTATCCTACTGTGATTGCTTTCCAACCAATTGTTGCTTCCATACCTGTTAGGTCAGTTGCAGCGTCTTTGATTGTATAAGTTGAAGCGATTGTAATATCGCCTACACTTGTGGATGCACCTGCACCCCAATAAGATATATCATTTACTACATCATCAGCATATCCTACTGCAACATCAGCACCCATAATTTCGTGAGACAAACTTGCTTCCCACATATCGATACCGTCTTGACCAGTAGAACCATCAACCATTGTCATAGCAGAAAAACTGCCGTTGTCTAGTTTGATTGTGTGTGATGATCTGTCACCATATTTAAACACAGCGTTTGAACCATACACTTCGAAGTTAGCAGTTTTACTAACCCATGAATGTGCTTGACGACCTACAGTAATTGCAACGCCATTGTTCTCAACACCTACATATGCAAGTCTTGAATCCAAAGTGTCACTACCACTATCGTCAACATCAACGCCGAGTTCTAGTTTTGCAATACCTGACATAGAACTTGTTTCATCAAAGTCTTCGATAATATCGATACCAATGATTGAACCATTGTTCTCTAGTTTGTCATGTGCAACGCCAGAAGCATTTTCATCATGTGACCATTTGTAGTTAAAGGTACCATACGGTGATATCTCTGCCGCTGCTGCCTGATAGGACAAGAGTAGCAAACCTACAACCGTAAAGGTTATTAATCTTAACATGTATTCTCCTTTTTTTGAAAATGATTATATATCTATAATCGATCCCAGGACGGGATTCTAATGTATTCCTCGATTTGTATTCATACTATAGTATTTAGTCAATTTGATACCATTGGTCTGCGGTTATTTCATCCGCTAGTCTTTTATCTTCTTCCGTTGCACCGAGACCTTCTACTTGATAGGCACTTATATGTGTATAACCTTGAAGTTTCGCCCATATAATCCTACGACCACCACAACGATACTTTCGCAACACTCCATTATTTTTTAAGTCTCTTACGATTACAGGATAGAGAAGACCATTCCGATTTAAATCCGAAAAAAGTTCCTTATACGGTATCTCATACTTGTCTGCATATAACGTCCACTCGTTCACCGGTACTTGGTCCCACTTGTATGTTAGTGTTGATAAGTCTGCAAGTATATGCTTATGAGGGAAGTTTACATTTTTCGCTGTGAGTATATTTTTGCCAGTAGTCATTTGATTGTGTAGAGAAAAATACTTTTTCCCATGCGTCTTGATTTGGTACTTCGTAACAATCTATGTGTGTGTAACCTTTTTGTTTTGCATACCATACACGTTGATGTCCGACAGATACACTATAAGCAATCGTAGGTGATAATAGTATGGGGTACGTCATACCGTTTTCGTCTAGTTCTTTCATCAAACACTCTAAACGAAATCTTGCGTCTTTCTCTAGTGATTGTCGATAGTCTATGAAGTTGCCGAGTTGCGTTATACTGTAGACCTTGTGGTATTCTGGAAACTCTATGTGAGAAGCGTTAAGGATTCTTTTCTGAAGGATGGACATATGTATATATAGTTTTAGAGATTTAGAGAATGCCGGGTAGTAAAAAAGATATGGGTGAACATGAAGAACATCTATGGTGCGGTACACCTGATTGTTGTATGTCGTGTGATACCGCTGAACCTATACAGTTAGAATTATTCCCTGTAAGTATATACTCAAAAGATACTAATGAAGATATCACCAGTTTCCCCCTAGAGGTCTCTGACGGTTGTTAGTAAAGAAAGAAGTAATAGATCAAACCACCTATTACGGATATATCTAAACAAATAGACCAGACTATGTAAAGTCTTAATAACCATTTCCACATATTGATTACCCATATAAACGGAGATAGTGTCTATTGCATTTATAGATTAGACTTTATGCTCCAGTTTCCGCCTTAGTTAAGATTAATAGGGTTACCGTTAATATCATTCTCACCACTACTATCGAGTAACATTTTATCACCACTCGATATCGTCACCTTATTCGAAGCGTCAACCCTAAAGTTATCGCAAGACATATTAATATCATCATTCGAAAAGATATTCACGTTACCATTTATATTCATATTTAGGGAACCAGACCTCACCATAATATTAAAATTAGCGCCTTCGCCTATCTCAATATCATAATGATTACCAGAACTATTTAATTTATTTACTTTGAGTTTCAAAGACTTATCAATCGTTTCAATCACATCACCTTCTACGAGAGAAGACTTATCACTAGAGACAACCTCAAACATCTTCGATACAATATGAGAAACATAGGTACCGTCATTACTATATTCTTGATAAGAGCCAGACGCATGACTTAACAATATACGATTATAACTGTCCGTATCGTCAAACTCTAACAAGTGTCCGCTCTCAGTATTGTACACATGGTTCTTCGGGTACGTAGGTTTATAAGTGCCTTCTACAACAAGTGGTTCGCTAAACTCTGTCGCATTACTGCCGACAACTGATAGATTACTGCCTACTGTAGGTATTTCAAACCCATCAAAGTCCGCACTAGGTATACTGGTCTTTCGTATAGTGTCTCTGTTTGTAGCGTTACTGCTAGTTAGACTGCCTCTAGCGTTCTCATGTGTGTCAGGTGTATCTAAGGCGATAGGATAAACACCGTTCGGGTCATTGAATCCTTGTGTGGTATCTACTGCGGTGTCAGGTGTGCCAGGTATACCGCCTATAACATACGGCTCTTGTTTATCGTCATCAAAGAAATTACATAGCACCCAAGTGCCTTCTACAAAGAAAGATGGCGTAGTGCCCAATCCACTGTTCGCACCGTCGTGTGTTAAAACGACTGCCCAAGGTAGATCACTCGTAGGTAACTGTATCTTATCCTCTGTGTGTATGCCGAGTATACGAACACGAAGACGGCCGAGTTGTTTCGGATCCTGTCTGCTCTCTACTACGCCGTAATAATGTTTCATTTAAAATTTTTTTCCTGCCGAGAAGTTGTTTGTTTTATGCCACTAGACTTACTATTCTTTTCTACCTTTGCGTAAATGTTCTGATCTAACACATGTACATCTTCTACATGCTTAAATGGGTTAATATTACTATATAAATCAATAACATTTTCACTACGCAATATTCGTATTCTATTCTGTATCCACTCTAACATTATATCTCTATTACACCTCTTGATCCTGTTTCATTGTCTTCTATACCCTCACTTGCAAGTCTTGTATTCTGTCTGTAACTCTCTTTGACACAGGTAAATGTAGTAGTATATCTCTGAGGTGATACTGTGTGTACTAAGTCTCTTAATAGATATCTACCTGACAAGTATACATCATGTACTCGTTTGTTTTCTACATTGAGACTTTCGAATGATGGTAGATTTAATGTTACCATGTCACCTGCAGCCAGATTTGTGTTACCTGGTACGGTCACTTTCACAACAATGTCATTCAGACTAGCGTTGTCTTGCAATCTGTTTTGTCTTATTTCTGACTTATTCTCGTAGTTATTCGTATCTGTATTACTTTGTGTATGTAATGTAAGGTCTTGCGTTTCTACGGTAATGACTGAACTAGGAAATTGAAAAAGATTACGGTTTAACTTATCGCCTGGTTCTGGTTGATCGTTGTAAATCGGAAAAGGCGTGGACTCGGAATGTTTCTCTGTACGAAAGAATGTATCGTAGGCGCTCTCTGTCTTTGTAAATCTTTTGTTGTTTCGTTGATAGTTGTATTGTGTATTACCTAGTTGACCTGATGAGATCGCTGTAAGTGTATCGCCTTGTTTTTCTACTCGATATTCTAATATACTATGCATATCAGACTCTACATTTTTACCGCCTGCACCTTGTGTTTGTTCAAAGTATTCGATACTGTCTTCGTTTTCATAGTGTTTGTGTAATGGTTTGAATTGATAACCTCTATGATTTTCATAGAAGATGGCGTTGTTACGTTTTGCAACCATCTTTAGAAAATCAAACATTTTCATTCTGTTGCCTACAAGTTTGTTATAGTATGTTACATAGTCTGAAACAAAGATAGGTTTGTTTGTAAAGTCTTTTGTACATTGTCTCAATATTGTTTTAGCGTCACCTTCAAATGCACGTTCTACTCTTGTTTGTTCGTTGCGTATGCCTTCTCTTGTTGTAAAGTGTAGTGTATAAACCTGTTGTCTTTCTTTTGTCTTGATCTGATTGTCTAACTTATAAACACGACCTCGATATTTAAAAAAATCTATACTCTCGTTGTCAGGTAATTCAAGTTTAAACTCTATTTCTTCTTGACCTGTCAAAGGCATATTCATC